GGATTTGCTTGCCTAAGTTATATAGCAATCCTCTAAATCCATCAGTCACGTTATCTCTGAACTCTGTCCAACTAGCAGTACCATCAGCAAACGTTTTATCCAATGCTGCTGTGAAAGTCTTTCCAGTATCAGCTAGTGCTGCTGATAGCATAGTGCTGAAAGCTTTAGATTGTTCTAATCTCTTTTTTAGTTGTTCGTCTTGTGCTACAAGTGCTCTTGCGTCGGCTTCGGCTTGTACTGCGTCTTTACCAGCAAGAACAGCTCTTTGTGTTTCTGTTGCTACAGCTATCGCACGTTGTCTTTGTTCCTCAGTTCCGATAAACATACCAGCAACTTCTTGATCAGATAATCTATCTTGAACATTAGTATCAAAGTTGAACTTAGCTTGTCTAGCAGCTCTTTCATTTTCTAACTTATTCTGTTCTCTGACTAACGCAAGTGCTTGTGCTTGCTGTGCTACTTGTCCTTCAGATAATCCTAATCTCTTTTGAAGTTCAGCATTTATCTTTGCTTCGTCTATAGCTATTTGTGATACATCAGCGCCGAGTTTGGCTATTAATGCTGTTTCTTTCTCTATTGCTTCTTGTTCTTTGAATACATCTAGCAATCCTTTTCCAGCTGTTGCTTTCTTGACTGCTTCAACTGTAGCAGGTAGTTGTTTGAACGCATCACCTAGTTTCACAAGATTATCTCTTGCTGCTATCAATCCAGGTGAAGTTCCTACTCCAATCTTTTGTGAAGCATCAGCAACAGCTTTATCTATACCAGCACTAACGGTGGCTATGAACTGAGCATAATCTTTTGTTTGATTTAGTGTTGCTCTAGCATCATCTATAATCTTCTCAAGATTAACCCCTGATCCAGCGCCCATCTTAGTTAGTTCAGCATTTAGCCCTTTGACAGATTCTCTTGTATCAGCTATAGCAGACTGGATAACTTCAATTCCCGGAATATCTGAAAGACTAATGCTACCAGTTCTCAACCCACTAAAGATATTACTTGAATCAGCAAGTGATTCCAAAGCAGTCTTGCGCTTCGCAATCATATCATCAGTGATACTCTTTATCTTAGCTGCGAATTCTAAGTATCTGCGTTCTTGTTTGGCATATTCTTTAGCTGCTTCATCGGTGACTTTCTTGTTGCCTGCCATAATCTTTTTAGCAGCATCATCGTTACTCGCAACCCTCTTATTATCTGTATCAACTGCTTTTTGATATGTATCATCAAATGCGTGTCTAATGGAATCTGCTGATTCATTTAGGGCTCTATCTGTATCTGCTAGGCTATCTTTAACTATTTGTACTGCGCCAGTTATATTACCTGACAGGGCAGCTACGATAGCAGCAGCGAACGCCCCTATGGTTTTACCCACAGTCGCAATGACTGTATTGAAACCTATAAAGGCCGCAACTGCTGCTTGAATAATTTTGCCTATAACGAAACCTAAGAACTTGAATAAATCACTGAGTGCTCCTACAGTATCAGCATTCTTCTTTAGCCAATCTAATAATACTTGGAATGAGTTTGATACTAATGGAATAAATGTTTCTAATCCGCTCTCAATGAATCCTTCAACAACCTGAGCGAACGCATCGAATGTATCAAATAGCTCGCCAACATTTTTAGTTAAATTAGGATCTATATCAAATCCTATCTCTTCTTTGACACTCTTTGCGGCATTAGCAACATTTTCTAATGTTGCTGCTATTTCAGTGTATTGCTTTCCGAATGCTTCTCTGCCCGCTGCGGCCTTGAGATTTATATCACCAATGCCCTGTAAGAATATTGCTTGTTTCTTAGTAGCTTCTTCTAAAGAATCTGATGCTGTTACTCCTGCTGCCTTTAGTAATTGACTAGATTTCTGTGAAGCATCACCTATATTACCTAAGTTATCTTGGAATAACTTCAAACTATTATTGACTGTTTCAAAGTTAGTATCACTAACTGCTGCTTGATCGGCAATCTTTTTCATCCAATCAGCACCAACACCCAACTTACCTGCTGCTTCAGCTAGGTCGTTAAGTTTGTTTGCGGTGTTTGCTATTGCTAATCCAACTCCAGCAAAGGCAGCACCAATTGCTAGTGCGCTTTTAGGAATGGAACTAAGAATATCCCCTAGGCTTTTGGCTTTAGTGGTTGATTTATCGACTTCATCTTTGAACTTACTAAGACTACTAGTATCAAACTCCGCCCCAACTTTCACTACGAAATCAGTTGCCATCTAATTAATCCTTTGAATTCATAATCTTTATAAAGTCATTATCTAAAGCGGATAATAGCTGTATTTCCCACTTCAACATATCTTCTTGTAGCAATCTCAGATAACTTTCTATTTCTTGAAAGCTAATAGGATGTGCTCTATCTGTTCTTGCCCTAAGTTCCCAGTAAGTGTGCCATACGTGTTGAAGAATCATTGGTGGTATATATTCGCATGCTGCTATCTTCTTCTTTATTTCTTCCTCACCAACTCTAAAGTTTGCGGGCATATCCTTGTTCTGATCTATAACCTTTTTCAGTTGTTCGTATTGTTGAGTCTTGATACGAACTTCAGTTATCACAACAAGGGCATTCCTTATTTCTTCGATGGCGACTTGAAAAAATGGGTACGATCAGCAGCCTTTCCATCAATGAACTCTCTTAGCCACTTGTTCTCATAATCAACTAATACAGCATATACATTCTCAGGAGTACAAGGCTTTTCAAAGAACTCCACATCCCAATCTACAACCAAACAGGCTGTTAGTTTGGTAGCTATTTCAATCTTCTTCTCTATATCTTCTGTATCGCTAAAGGCGATAGATGCTCTTGCTACGTTAGCATATTCATTAGAGTCCGTTCCACGTAGTGTTATGGTATATTCTAATTCCCCGGCTATTGGGTGTTCTAGTTTGAACTTTGATGGTGTTGGCTTTAAATCATTTAGTTTCATGTTGTTCTCTTTAACCGTTGGTTATTTGGGCCTGCTGTTGCTGACCAGTTGTGGTATCTCTTCTGCCGTTGTTCTCATAAATGGCCTTGGAGCCATATATTCTGTTCCATACTCTATGATACCCGAGTATGGAGCATTGTTAGTTAATAGGACTCTATCGCCTAGTTTGAAAGCTTCTAAATCAGCTTCCAATGTACTAGGCCAGTTTTCATCCTCATTCTCTGAATTGAGGCCAGCGTGAAAGCTGCCCCTCAATCTACCAGTTTTGATAGGTGCTTTTGGTCTCGCTGAGTCCGCAAATGCTACAACAAGATTCATCCAAGCTTCCTCTTGCCATTTAGTCATTTCAGCACCTAACTCACTTAGTTTGATATTCTTTCCCATTACGGAGCAACTACCCTAGTAACTACCACGCCCGAGTCTTCAGCAACATCATACAATGCGCGGAAGCTATGAGTGGATATAATTGGGCCGGTTCCTTCAATTGGAGTTTCAGCACTTGTGAATTTAATATTAGGCAAGAAGAACTGATGTGAGTTTCCACCTTGTACTAATGTGAATTGTAATGCTGAACTTTCTTCATCTAAGAACTTCTGATAAAGAGTACGATTGGGGAAGTAGGCTGTTAGTGTGCCTGTTACATTAATCTTGCCGGGTAAGAGTTGTTCTGCTTCGCAATTGCCCCAAACGAATGCTGGTTCAATTCCATTATCAATTGTTAAGTTCAATGATTGAACAGTTGCTAATGGTGCTAATGGAATACCTTCAAGGATTGTTCCACCGCAGTGTGTATATGGATCAGTTAGCGTATATGGTGTGTATCCATCAGCATCAATCGATATATCACTTGTTGTAGATCCACCAGCAATCAATCCAAATGATACAGTTGTAAAGCCGTCAATTGGGGAATCTAAAGTGAATGTGTTTGCTACGACGCCAGTATATTGAATATATGTTGCGATATCACTAAACGCTTGTTCAAACGTAAATGATTTAGGTGTATCACCAAACTTGATAACGTTGGCTGTCCATACTTCAAAGAATACAGACTCCATTAGTGCGTCATATGATTGTGGTGCGAATGGACCTGATAGGTCACCTTGATAATTACTTGGGCCAGTTCTAACAGCAGCTTGTTCGCGAGTAGGTGTAATGGACTCATCAACTAATTCATCACGGGTAGTTGTTAAGCTAAGTGATGCTAATCTTTGTTGAACTAAAGCTGGTGTTGCTGGTGTTACTTTCCATGCTGCTTCAGGTATAATCCCTACACGCACATTGGAACCTACGGCGAATACTGCCATGATGTTTGTCTCCTAATTAGGTTGATACAACCTCAAGGAGATAAATGACTAGTCGTGTCTCATTGGGTTGAGTATTTGTTCGTTGAGATCATTGAGTTGCTCTCAGATCTATTTATCTTTTTCTGCCTATTTATAAAGTTGTCTGATTTGATTGCCACTCTCTTTGAATAGCTGGAAGAATAGATATTCATTAGCGTCACAAGAGTGATCTGTTCCACTACTCTTATCAGGTTTGCCGTTATGATACATTCTGTGTTCTAAAGAATATATCAGGTTCTTACATTTCTTATCAACGAAGAACTTAGTTTCCCCAATCATAGGCTTTATGATACTATTCAGCAGTATTATTCTATCCTCGATTGATGGATTACCTGAGTGATCGAACACCAATTCAAACCCAGCTTGCCTAAGTATTCTGTGATTAGTAGAGTCAGCATCAACAGTATTAGTTGTTCTATTTCTTCCACTAGCATCAGGGTATATCAGTATCTTCTTGTTAGGATACCTGCGTTTGATTTCTTGTACCATTGAATGAGTGTTAGCATTGTGGAACTTTTGATTGATCTCATCAATGATAAACATCTTATTATCGCGTCGAAATCCAACGACGGCATTCATCTGAGATATGTTAAAGTCTAGCCCTATGCGTATAACTGGGGGTAGTTCGTCTGTAAATTCAATGATATTTGCGTTATTAAAGCCCGGATATACTGAGCCTTCCCCGCTATTAGGCAGGCACAGATACTCTTGATTGTATTCCTCTTCGCTCATACTAGACTGTGCCAGTAATAAGTTTTCTTCGCTGCCCGCTGGACTACCCGATTCAGGGGTGGTTATCTTCCAGCTATCCCATAGGCTATTCTCTTGCCCCTTTTGATAGAACTCCATAATATGGTTGCCCCTACGGGCAGTGCCAGTAAATACAGCAGTTCCTTTTCTAGTAGCAAGAACAGGTTCTAAATAAGTCCATACATCAACTGAATGACTTTGCCACTCGTCAAAGATAATAAGATCACACTCACGTCCTAATAACGCGGATATATTCTCAGTACC